AATTATTCTGATTAGTCCTTACTACATTAAATCTACTGTCTCTACGTGATAAACCTACCCAGTAACGATTTGGAGGTTTTCTTCCTGCTTCAAAAACTTCAACATATTGTCTTTTCATATATGAAAAATCAAAGTTATGTCCCATTTCATGGTAAATAGCTTGTTGAGGATTTCCTCTTTCATTTTGTTTATGTTTAAAAGTTCCGTCATAAACACATACCCTATTATAATGTCTTTTATCCCCTTCATATTCCCATAATGGAGCAGTATCAGCTAATGCATAAGGGTCAGTATCCCTTCCTTTTTTCATAATAGCTATTGAACCAGTACACTCTTTATAAGCTTGTGGAGCTTCATCATAATACCTCAATACATCCTTTAAATTATAATTCTTAGTTCCTTTATTTTTCATATCAAGAAACTCTTTTCCCCCTTTACCATTTACAAAGTAATTATCAAAATAGATTTCAGTATGGTTTACTTGGTCTTCAAAAATCATAGATTCAGTTTTGCCAGTAATCTTATTCTTCTGAGGTCTATATTTCAAGCCGAAGAAGTCTGCACATTCTTCGGGGGTAGATAGTTTTTCATAAACCTCCTGGTCTTCCTTGGAAGTCAAGTACTTAGTGGATCTGTATTTAATTTTTGTACCATTCAAACTTTCGCGAACAATATCCTCTTCAATTGGAGCTTCAACTGTAACTGAAACTGGCTCTGATGGTTTACCAAACTTTTTAAAAATATCTTCAATACTTTCATTTTCATTTAATAGCTGTTCTTCTGTAAACTCCATTAACTCAGGTGCTTTTTTACCCCATGGTATAAAATAGGGTAAAAGTACACATCTACAATTTACCCATTCACGGATTGGTCCATTCTTATCTCCAGGATGAGCCAAACCATTACTAAACTTATCACTTGTTCTTACAATATGACCATTAAGATCCATATGTGTTGGTCTTACACGACCATCTTCAGCAGTTACCCATTGCTTATACTTTACTCCATCGTTCTGTATTTGAGTATAATTAGCAACATTCCTATTACTGTTAATTTCAGTAACAGCTATTCTTCTACTTTCATAAGCTTTCAACTGGGTAAATTTTTCATTAATCTTTTTAGTTACATCTTCCCTACCAAGACTATCACGGTAAGCATCAGCTAGAACACTGTTTATTTCACTTGTAACTCTACTTTTAACCTTATCAGATGCTTCGAAAGTGTTGTTCATTATTTTATCAGATACACTTTCATTTGTACTGAAAATATCTTTCATATTTTCACTTTTTGCAGCCAAACCTACTTCTCTTGCATGAATAAAACTATAATCAGTTAATAGCTTATTGTATAATAATCCTATTGTAGCTGCTTTCTGATTGTAATTTAAAAGTACATCTTCATATTTACTCCATTCTTTTTCTATTATGATTTGTAATTGTAAAGACAGTAATGGTAGATATTCCTCTGGAGTATCTAGATATTCTTTAATGATTTTTCTTTGTAATTTTGTGAAAAATCTTCTAATCTGTTTAGCTAAACCTTTTTCAATAGCTTTAGTTTCTTGGTCCAAACCTTTTAAGAGATTTAAAAGCTTTCTGGATTGCTGAATCTTCACTATCTTCTCTTGTTTCTTGCTCATCATCTACACTCCATAGGCTGTTTTCCAAATCAGAAAGCACCATGTCATTTGCAGCAGGCAAATCAACACTTTCATCTTCCAATGGTTTACCATTCATATAGAACATGTCCAATAAAGGGTCTTCTGATGGTGTTAAACCATAAGTTTCACCAAAATAAGTACGAAGTTCATTAGGAGTCATGGCAGCATGTTCAACAAGACTTTTAGCTATTTCAAACTCCGCCTTAGTGTCCTTCTGGTTAATACCCTCTAACTCAAACTTCCAGTCATAGACTCCGAACTCATTTTTAAGTAGTAGGTTGATGTCATCTTCGTTTGCACGAACCAAAGGTGCAATAGTACCGTCCTTGTAGATTTCATCACTAATCTCTGAATTATTACCTCCTAATGTACCAGTTATGTTTACACCTACCCGGTATGGTGGTACTTTATGTGCATTTATTACCTCATCTCTGTTATCTGAACGATACAACCTAAATGAAGCTTCTTTTGAATCTACTGATAATTGTTGTAGGTTCACCTCTACATTACCTTCCTCACCTTCACTTGGAACTAATATTGTTACTGCTGAGTGAGGATGTTTCATGACTTCTTTCAATTGCTGACTAATCTTGTACTTCAAAGTCTTAGTGTAATCGTAATCTGGATCATCAGGTTCAAGGTCATAATCTACAAAATCTCCTGTAACTGTAACTGCAAATGCAGGCACACCATAATTTGAAAAGAAAGCGTTATTGTATGAGGCTCTTGAAAGGTCTCCCTGGATAGCTGGAAGACTACCCACTATCCTTGGTCTTCCATAATAAGGTGTTCTTGGAGTGTATTCCTCTGTCCATAATAGTTCGTTTGCTCTTTTTTCTGGAGGTAAGCTATTGTAAGGACAGATTTCTCCAGTATCAGCATCAACATCAACTTTTACACCATCAACAATGTTTTTACCATACAATACAAACCAAACTTCCTTTGTACCTACCTTCTGTTTTACACGGAATTCGTCTTCATGTCGTCTTAGTGTGTGTGCTTGTATTGGTTGTAGACTAACTGGAATACTTTCACTATTGGATTCTCTTACTATTTCAATAGCTCCATACCCTAATGCTCGACGGTCATACATTCTTTTGTAGAGTATTTCGTTTATTCCTGGTTCTAGATTTTCAAAGAAATCTATTACTTCCTGATTTTCAAACTTGTTGTCCCTTGTTTCGTTGCTTGAAACTGGATTGAATGTGTATCCTGAACCTGCACTATCACTTGCTACTGCATCACAACATAACTCATGATAGGTGTAAAGGTCAAGTAATTCTGCAAGTAATTTGGGGTCATACAAAGGTTCTAATAGCTGATTATAATCCCAGCCGTCTGACCTTATCTGTTTTGTACCGTCGGCATTTACATCAGCCTTGATTGCATACTGCTCTAAAATATCTGATGAAATAAGATTATGTTCTCCACCTTCATCAGTTGTTACAATAAATGATTCACTTTTCTTCATGCTTTTACTCTCCTACGAGGTCTTAACCAGTATCTTGCACTACCTGTACAAGTATCCACAATATTATCTTCTCCACCTTCCTCACCAGTAAACTCAACCAACTCATTTACTACCTTATCGAAGATGCTGGAAGCTATTTTCACTTTATGGTCTTCCACCAATGCTTGAAGGTCAAAACTCCTTGTTAATTTGTCGCCTTCTTTGTTCTTTCTGATTTTATCTGGACGGATTCTGTAACCTTTCAACTTTTTCATTCTTTGAAACTTGTTAACAAGCAATATTGAAGCTGAACCTGGTTCTTGTTCAATTTTTGATACGCATTCTTTTCCATCACGGATAGTTGTATCGACATAATAATCAAGTACTTCTGTGGCACGGTATTTTCCATGCTTCAACTTCAAGAAATATAGATATTCTCCGTCCCATGCAGATAGTATTCCTGCAGTTGCGTCCCCTGCGTCTCCACTTGCACCAAAATCCCAGTAACGAAGTTTTGGCATATCAGTTGTATGCAAGATTATATCATTGTCAGGAACTTTTGAATTATTGAAATCTGACCTATGGAAAACATCCCCTTCTGGGTTTCTTGGTTGACCTTGATATAGTGCTTCATAACGAAAGCTCCCCATTTCCTTTTTAATAGCTTTTAAATCAGATAATGGGATTTTCTCTTCCCATAAGGGCTGACCTACACTTCTTCCTAATGGGTCGTTTTCTTCAGCTATTGCAGGAAGATTGAGAATAACCCAAGTCCCATATGGTATGCTTCCACCATTACGTAGAATTTCAATAGCTGTACTGAATGGAATCTGGGGCTCTTCTTTGAGTATTTGTCCTGCAAGGTCATTTACATTTAGTCGTTGCCATATCCCTACAACCCATGGCTTACGACCATTATTCATATCTGCATCAAGTCTTGTTTTTGCCTCAGTAAACCACCAGTCATTGAGTTCTTGTTGGTGTGTCTTTGAGGCTGCTTTCTTGAAACCTTTAGTTGGATCATCAATGATGAATCCGTTTGCACCTTCTCCAAGAATACTTCCTCCTACACCTGCAGTTACAAGTCCTCCTTTATGGTTTTTTATGTCCCATTGTCCTGCAGCCTGTGAGTCTTCTGCAAGTTCTATTGGTTCTGGGAATATATCTTTACCGATGGCTTTTAGAAGGTTTCTTACACGGCGTCCCCATTTTCGGCTGAATCTTGCACTGTGAGTTGTAAGTATTACTCTTGTATCTGGAAAGTATCCGAATAGCCACGTTAAAAAATAATATGATATTAGTTCTGATTTGCCGTGTCTTGGTGGCATGAATATCATTGTTCTTGATAGTCTTCCTTGTATCACATACATTAGCATTTCTATTACTAGGTTGAGGTGTCTGTATGGTTTCCATGCTCCCTCTGATGCTATCATTGCGAATGTCCCAGGATTCAAAGGCAATTGTTTTTTTATTTTTATCACCACAGAATAGCTATTTTGTTTAAAAAAAATAAGAAAAAATTATACAATTAAGAGTATGATATTGGAAAATCCATAGGTTTTAATTTTTCATGTTCAGAATCGTGGTGTGAAGGTTGTGTTATTGTTCAGAATATTTTTCAAGTAATCCTTTTGATAATTTCACAAATTCTGGATCCATGATTATATTCTGTGATGTTTCAAGTTTGGTGTCTTTTTCTACTTTGGCTTCAACATCTGCTTTAAGGTCTGTTTTACCGTCTTTGATTTCAGTAGATTTACCATACAATAGTCTTACTGTTTTGGTGGTTTTTTCGAAGCTATCTGCAAGACTTTTAACTGCATGTGCTTTGCTTGTAGGTCTACTTTCATCATCATAATTTAATTCATCGAGAATATTTTCGGTAGTTTTCATGATGTCATTACCCATCTCGATAAGTTGGTCTTTTGTTTGATTGTAGGCTTCATTATATTGTAACTGTTGTTGTTGGTCTTGATAATTATCCCATGCAGTACATCTTTTAACCCATTGCCACTTATAACTTTGATTAGTTAGTTGACTTAATGTAGGTACTGGTATAACAATTGGATTTTTTACTTTGTTTTCATTTGCTTTTTCTTTAAGTTTCTCATTTTCAATGTAATCTATGACCTTTGGAAAAGACCTTAATGGTCCTAGATTTCTGTATACTTTGAACCATGCAAAGCTTTTGCCAGATTCTCCTTTTTGTCTTTCCCATTCTTTAGTCATTTATAAATCCACCATACCATATTTTATATTATTTTGATTAGTTCTGTTATGAGGAATATGAATATTCCTCCTGTTGCAGTTATGAAGATAGCTACACTCCATTTGAGAGTGTTTATTGTACTGTTGAGTGTGGTTACTTGTTGTAGGAGCATTTCTTGTGTGTTATCTATTTTGTCTAGGGTTTTCTCTATACGTGCATCCTGTGTGTATAATGTTTTGATTTGTTGTCGGATTTCAGCTATTTCAGCTTCATGTATACATTTTTCGTCTTGCATTCTATTCTTCTCCTACAATTACATCAGTGTCTTCGTTTTCTTTTTCAGTTCCAGATATAACTGTACTGTTATGTTTTTCGTTCCAAATAGCTAAAGTTAGCATTATTATTGCTGTTATTATTCCGTAGATTGCGTTTGCTGTTTCTGATGATACTGCAAAGTAGCCGAGTATTGGTGATAATATGAGTATTACATAGGAACTTATTGTTGCTTGATCCATAATTATTTCACCTCCCATAAAGATTAGTTTAGATAAAATAAAATTTTTGGAAGAATATAGAACATCATTAAAATTAGTGGTTTTTTAACTTTCGGAGGCAATTTAGTATTTTCCCATACCCTTCCAAAAAAATAAAAATAAAAATAAAGGTAAAATGTAAAAAAAAAGTTATTTTTTCTTCTTCTCTTTTCTGTCCTTGTAGTAGAATGTATAGTTTTGTAGTATAATAGCTCCACAGTCTAGACATAGTATTTCGTCATGTTGTTCATCATAGACTATATTGCTATTTTCGCAGTTGGGGCATTTTTCTATGAAGTCTATTCTTTTTAATTGTTTTTTTAAGAATATTTTTAACAACCCCAATCAACTTTTATATATTGTAAAGGAAAAAGGAATGTATATTATAAAAAAGAAGAATAAAAAATGTCCCTTATCTCTTATAAACATGTTAAAACACGTACATTCTCTGCATTGTTTTAACGGATTTATTTAAGTCTTTTTATTTCTTGATTTTTTTATGTAAAAGTATTATAAAAATATACTTAAAAATTTTTACAAAATATTAATTACAAATTTTTATTTTCAATAATTTATTATAGAATTTTTTAGAAAATATTTAATTTTCATTGTCTTTTTTTATTGTGGTTTATAAGAAAAGGTCCTTTTAAGAAAAAAAATTATACACATATTTTTTCTTTTTCCTTCAACATATAAAAGTGGAACATTAAAGACTGCAAAATTAAAAGAATAGCTAAAAAAAAGTATAATTATTATTATTTAAAAAGAAATTTAAAAAAAATAGGTGGATAAGTAAAAAAGGAATTAAATTGCATGATTGCGTGTTAAAAGGAACAGTTAAACATCGACGTTTCTATATGACAAGATAATGCCAAGCAGCTTTATATATTTTATAACTCTTTTAATTTAAGGAGAAATTTTAAACAAAAAATGATAATACGATTCATGATCTATTTTTAATAATTTAATACTTATCCATCTTGAAAACGGTTGTGAAAAACAAAGATAAAAAAATGTAATTTGTGTAAAGAAAAAACAAAAGTATATAGGAAAAAATTTTTTTCCTCTTTTAGGTGATAAATGGTTACTTATCAAAAAATGAATAGTCCTTACACAAACTTTTTTTTCTTCATCTTCAATATATAAAAGTGGAAAAATAGAAAAAGAAATATGCTTTATTTATACTTAACATTATTTTTAATTTTTCCTAAATAGCCAATATATTTCTTAATTTGTTCTTTTTCTATGTTTCTCATAATATTTTCCATATATTCAAAATCAGGTTCATTTTCACAATTAATGGGGAGCAATATTCTTCCTTTCTTTAGAGTTGCTAAAGATAACTGATTTCCATAACAATACTTGTTCATTTGATTGTTTAGAATAGTTGTTAAATATAATCCCAAATATTTATTTAATTCCATGTTCTTTAGTTTTAATATATGGATTTTCATATCTACACTTGCAAAGTATGGGTGGTAAAATGAATCTCCTAAAAAGGATATGGAAATAAAATTATTGCTAGTTCTAAAATTAGAATCTTTAACAACACTTGTATATTGTTGGACACCATTGTTTAATCCTTTAGCAGAAATTCTGGGAATTTTCCCCTCCTTTAATTTAGAATTGGGAATATTTGCCCCTGTTGACAAATTAAACAAATCATCAATATTAAAAACAGACAAATCTATATTAGTCATAATTATTACCATCCATTAGTAAATAATCTTTATTTTGCATAACTAAATCAAATTCGAATGTTAAATAATTGCTCATTGTTCTAATAAATTCTTCTTTATTAGGTAGTTCATCATTAAAATAATAAAAAGAATGTAACCATTCATCAGTTGGTTTTATAGTTGATTTTACCATAAATTTACTTGGTGCATCAATTTGATCTCTCCAACATTTTAATAAATGTTTTCTTCGTTCAATAGCTCGTTCAGTTTTAACAATCCCTATATGTTTGCACAATTTATAACCGTCATCTTCAAAGTTTATAAATTTACATCGTTTTTCTTGTGGGTGTGGTCTGTTGGCTGTAAATATTGCAATGCAAGGTATTATTCCTACCCTATAAAAAGATGTATCACCATTAAGACTTATAACTCCTTCCAAAGTGTGATTCTTAAGTATTTCTTTTTTAATGTTTTTATCTTCTTTATTTTTTCCAACCATTGCGGATTGCGGAACAATAACTCCACATCTTGCATTATCATCTAAAGAATCTAATAAATGTTTGACAAAATGTATTTCTGACAAATAAGCTGTTTCCTGATTCCTTCTTAAAGAGTATGGGGGATTCATCATTCCTACAGTATATTTATTTTTTCTGAGTTCTTGCGGATCTTGTTTTAAGAAGTCGGCACAAATTAAGTTTGTTTTTCCATCCCCCCGCAAAATCATATTTGTTGTAGCAATTGAAAACATATTTTCTTTTAATTCAATCCCATGCAAATTATTTTCCTTTATATATTTCTTCTCTTCTTTTGTTTTAGCTGACTTTATCATTCTGTTCATTGCTGATACTAAAAAACTCCCAGTGCCTGCACAAGGGTCTAATACCTTGTCTTTCGGAGTAATTTCTAATAAATCGCAGAATAATTCCGTTATGTGTGTGGGTGTTAGTACAATCCCTAATGATTGACCATCACCCCCACTATATTTAATAAATTCACCATAAAAGAAACCTAATATATCTTCATGTGTCGTTGAGATTGCAGGAAATATTTTATCTTTAATATATTCTGTAAAATACTTTAATGGAGTTTTACCTAAATTTTCATCCACTTCATTAAGATTGGGTCTATCTTTTATAAAATTAAATTGATGCATTATAGCTTCTACTTTTCGTTCTACTTTTATTCTTTGCAAGTTGCAACAAACTGCATCATTTATTATCTTTCCATCATTACTTATTTTATCTGCTTTCATTAATTGGTCAATGTCTGCATTTTCATTTAATGCCAATAATATTGCTGATACTACTAATGGTTTTTCTGTATCTGTTAAGCTACCTCGTGATGTTAACAGTTCGTTTAGTTCTTTTGATTTTTCTAATACTTCTTCTATTTCTATAACTTCATTAGGAGTTTCATTAAGTACAATTTCTTTATAATATTGTTCTATATTTTCCTCGTTAAAGTTTTCAAAGTTTTCAACTTCCTCTAATAATGTGTAATCGTTTTCATCTACATATATTGGTCTGATAATATGGTGTTTCTCATCTCCACTACATCCAAAGGCGAAAATTTTTTTAAAATTTGTATTGTTTATTATATGTTGTGCATAATGTAACGCACCATTCTCTGCATAATCAGTTAGTGCATTTACCCTTAAATCTAGCCGATTTGAATTTTTTTCACAATATAATGCTTGTTTGTTGGTTTCTGCTTTATCTTCAATAACTAATATAAAATCTTTTGATTTTCCTACAAACTCTGGAAATCCTACCTTATTCGTTCCTCTTTTAGATGCCGTTTTCAATGCATCTTCAATTTCTTTAATACTGCTCCCATTAGGCATAAAATCAATATTTGCCTCTTTTAACAACCCTTCAACAAACATATCTGTAATCTTCTCATTTACCATAAAAAAAACCTCAACTTGAAAAAAAATTAGTTTAATATTTGTAAAAAACAATTAATTAAGTTAATTATTTTAAGAAGAAATATATACAAAAAATAGTAAAAAAAAATAAAAAAAGAGATAATAATTTGGAAAAAAATATTTATTTTAACTTTAATCTTTTCATTTCCCTTTCAATTGCCCGTTGTTCCCTTCTAAAATCCTTATGTCTATGTTCTGAAAGGAAATTACTATTATATGTTGTGCAACCTTTCTCTTTATCAGAAATTATAATCACACCATTACGGGCTAATCTCCTCCTTTTCCGTTGATATGCTGCTTTTTGCTCTAATCGTGCATTCATCCTACATTTTTCACTACAATACATTACACGATTCGGTAAATTACTTTTATCAAAAGGCTTACCACAATAACTGCATTTTGCATTGTAATGAATATTTCCTTCCAATGTTAGTTGTACTAATGACATAAAACTCCAAACCCATTATAAATTACTTTTTTAGATCATCAAGTTTATGATTATAAAAATTGATAAGATTATCTAATACAAAGATTCTCTTATCATTCAACTCAATTTTCTTCTCTTCCTGAAGTTCATGAATCTTATTTGTATAAAATTCAATCACAACATCTAATGCTTTACCAGTCATATTAGTCTTTTGATTCTTTTAAACGGATTTCAAGTTCTTTTTCCAATTCTTCTAATTTTCTTTCATAATACCTAACAGTATCATGATCACCTAAATTTTCATATTTCTGTTTTTTCTTTTTATAATAAGCTATTTGATATTCAATAGCTTGTATTTCCTGATTTAAAAGATTCATAAAAATAACACCTCACTTATTCTTCCCTTATTTTTCCATGTCTTAACCTATATTTCCATAACTCCTGAAGATAATGATACCTGACTTTTAGGGTATCATATTCGCTTTGAAGATCATCAATCATAGATGCAATATAAGCATCCTTCATATTCTGATTGGATATTTTGGGCAAATCTTCTTTAACCCTTTCTTCGTTCAATTGTTTCCAATCGGTGTTTAAAAGATAATATGCTTTATGGCTAGCTATTCTAGTCTTTGAACGATATAATCTCTTTTCAATATTAGAAATAGCTTCAAGAAAATCTACCACTTCATCATCAGTGTTATTTTCAAATTTTTTTATATTCTCTTCATACATCATAAATCCAAACTCCATATAAACAATCAAATTTTATTTATTTCAAATAAATCTATGATTTATAACAAACTTTAATTCTTTAAGTAAATCTCTTCTTTGGCTTTCCATTACCATAATATTAGTTTTAAGCCCATAATCAATAGATTCCTCATCATAAGTTTCTATTAATCTAGATAAAACAGAATTCACTTCACTTAAATCATTACATATATCTTTTATACTTCTATTTCTCATTATTTTCACCTAACACTTTACGAACATGTTTTAGGGTCTTTATGTTTCCTTTAACTCCTAACCTTTCAGGATGTTCCTTAACATATTCCTCATACTTCGCTATTTCCTTATCTAATTCAAAGAGGTCATCAATATCATCTATATGGGATGGTTTCTCCTTTCCGATTTTCTCCATCTCTTTAATGAATTCATGTCTTAATTCGGAATCATCAGTCATTATTAACAGCCTCTATTATTTCACTTCCTTATACCTTTTTTTTATTTCCTCATCATTTTCATCAAAGCCCTCACCATAAATCCGTTCCATAACTTTTTTCCTTTCATTTGCCTCATTCCCTATTACCTCTGTTTTATCAGGACAAAGACCAAAACGAGAGGTCTTTGTTTCAAGATTACTACAAAATCTACTTTCAACATCATAATACTTGCAATCCCAACAACAACTTGTAGGTGAAGGTCTTATACCATATACCATATCTTAATCCTCCTTAAACACAGACTCATCTAATCCCCTAATAATCACATGACTCAAATCAGCAACATTTATAAAATAAATATAACTTCCAGTACTAACAATCAACATATCTTTTTCAAAAATATACCAATTAGTAGCACTATTTATACCACCAAGAGGCATTCCGTTAGCTGCATAAAAATCAATATCGATATAATTTTTATACTTTTCATCCTCTAAAATATATTTTACTTGTTCCATTTTCATATTATCATTTTTTCCTTTCTTTTTATCGTTCTAAATGCAATAAAACAATACCATTGAAAACAGCACCACAAAATTATTCATTATCTTTCATAATATCCTCAATTAATGTTAGAATAATATCATCATAATCCTGTAATTTCTCTCTTTTGGCTTCTACTTTCCTTGCTAATTGCATTCTATCTGCAAAACCCACATAAGACATTTGCATATACAAATTAACAATTTCATCATAGGTATCTTCGATTTTCTTAACATTTTCTAATATATCATTACAAGTCAAATCATACATTTTAATCACCTTTCAATAGCTACAAACAATACTACAGAAAACAATACTGCAATACTTAAAACCTCTAAACACCATTTTAAAAACATCATAATATCACAATTCTTTTTCTAAAAAAAAATCTTTCCCTGTACTTCTCACAAACTTTATGTGGAATAGTATTAATTGTAAGAAAATGATGATATCTGATACAATAATCAGATCCACCATACTTGCAGTTATACCTGCAAGTTTCACATATTATATGTGAATTTTTTTCAAAATCTTTAATTCCATTCCTATTAATATACATGTCCATTTTCATTTAATCACAGATATGATGTTTGTTTGAGAATTCCTTCAACTCAGGATTCTCATTTAACTTCATCTCTAATCTTTCATCAAATGATAAACCATCATCAGGATTATTACAATCCCAACAAGATTCAATTAATACAGTCATGTCATTGATTTTTCTTTTAAATTCCTCATTAACCATAAATAATCACCAAAAAATAGCTATTTAAGAGTATTCAAAGGATGAATCTTACAATACTCTACTCCTTCTTTTTCAAAATAGATTCCATCACCAAGACACACAACATCCTCCTGATGTAAGTGTCTTTCCTGTAATTGTTCTTGTAATTGTTTTTTACCAAATGCAAAGAACACATATTTCTCATCAAACTCCTCACGACTCAAAACCATAATTCCATTCTCCTTATTTTTTTTATAATTTTAAAATTTAACAATTGTTTTTTAGTTTTTTATTTTTAGTAATAATAATAATAATAATAATAATAATAATAATAATAATAATAATAATAATAATAATAATAATAATAATAATGTAACACATTTAATGTAATACAATTCTACGAAAATACATTGACTAAATGTAACACTGTAACACTAACACAGTGTTACATTGCATGATATAAATCCTCAAAAATGTAACACATCAATTGTAACACATTATTCTTGTAAAGCATAATCAATAGCTAACCCCTTTAAATTGTTAACATCAAGGTTACACCGTTGAGTTAAATTAGCCATCTTTTCTATAACATCAATATTATTAAAAATATTATTATTCTGATTATTTTTACAAAATCCCTTACTTTTTATCATTATAGCCAATTCTTTAACACATTCATCCTCCACAGATTTAACTTCCCCTCCACTAATCTGTTTTAGCTGCTCATTTAAATCTTCTAACTCCATTTCTAAAAGGAATTCTTTCCTTTTAATTGAAGCTAGTTCATTTTTTACAGTAGTGATTTGGGAACATACCTGATCCTTTTCACTACCCATCATCTCAACATATTTCTCAAGAGCATCACCTACAGAAATTTTATGATCCTTAAGAAATGCCTTTGTAGCAGTTGTAGTTCTACCAGTTACATATGCATCCCTTTTGTTTTTCATCTTAAATCACCTGCCTGTCCTTCCAAGGTTAACTGTTTTGTACCATCATCGATGAAATCAAAGTTCAGTCTTGAAATATATAGAATAGCTGCAAGTATATGCTTGCAAGCATATTCCCCATACCCTGGTTTATGGCTGAACTGGTAGTTTTCACAGGTACAGTTCCAAAGACCATATTCATTAACGGTTACAACGTTAGGTCCTGTGTTTCCACTGCTTGGGAATTCTAATTGAATTTCATCTGAATTAACATAATTTATTGCTGCATCTTTAACTAGCAAGCTTGCTCTTTTAAAAAGTTTTGATGGAGGATTGTAATGATCCATAATCATTTTCCCCCATTGTATTTACTAGTGATGAGTTTTCGTACATCATGCTCATATTTCTTGAATTGAGCATTGTTTTTCCTTTCAAGTGTACAGTACTTGAATAAGGTTTTTGTATCTAATTTTAATCCTGCCTTTTCTGCTTCTTTCTCAAAATATTCAAAGTAAGCTTCTGCAGAATCGAATGTTTGAACTACAACCCTTTGTTTTACAGGAGTAAGTGTACTTGTACTTTTAGGTTTAGGTGCTTTATGTGTAGGTTTATTTTCTATTTCTGAGGCATTACTATCAATGTAGCTACTTTCCCCAATAAGGAAAGTATTCAACAGTAAATACCTTTTGAGATATGTGATGTATGAACCATATGACTGGACAATATTCATTTTACTATTTAATTCTTTTAATTCCGGGACAATTACACAGTTTGTAATCTCTGAGTTTTCATTATCAACATCATAAACATGAATTAAAGCCTTTTCTTCAGTGAAACTGAAGAGAAAAGCTAAACCTTCCTTACTGCATTCATCTATTAATGCAGGTAAAAGGTCTGATAATTCATAGTACCCAAACCCTCCAAATTTGTTTTTACCAGATTTTGGTATGTCCCTTTTTAGAAGGTTTCTTTGAACCACTGAGAGTTTCTTATAAATATTGCTGCTCATTCTTGTTGCCTCCTCCAGTACTGTGCAATAGCAGGCTCAAAAAGACCACTATAATACTTCTTCATGGTCTCTGTCATGCTTTGAACACTTATCGGATAATCTTCAGCTATTTTACTAACTGGATCACCACTTTGAATTCGACGGTTAACCTCTAAGATTTGAGGTATAGTTAATCGGAAGATGTTACATCTTCCTTTAAGATGACCTTCCTCATCAATACAATGATATACTGATGGGTCTTGACTACACCTAGACTTCTTCTGTTCAAGAATAGTGCTTGAACTTTCCATGATTTGTATGGTTCTTTCAATTGAAGAAACCATTTTAATCGTCCTCCCTTTTTGGGTATAGTGAGGGTTTTTCACCTTCCGCTACACGGCAACCATACTTGTAGTCAGATACTGCATCATCAACAAAACGATACAACTTGTAGCATAAATTGTTTTTCAAAGTTTTGAAATTCATGCTAACACACCCTCTTCTAATAATCCAATAAAGCTCCATATCGCAGTAATATTCTTATTACTGAATGGAGCAGTATTGTATTCATCATTAAAGAATTCAATTAATTCTTTAATGATGTAGTCATCTTGCATGTTGCCTTTAGAACCTTGATACAATAAGAAAGAATTTAGGATTGGATCTAAATCTTTCACATATTTTTCTGAGTTTATGAATTCCTTAACAGTCCTCATAACTCATCACCTTGAATCAAGTGTTGTATGTAGTCATCTTCTTGTATGATGAAACTCAAATCAATAGCTTCCTCTGAAGAATCAACGATAAAGTCATCATCATAGAATTCAACAACTGGTGATGGGTAACAATAGGTTATCATGATCCATCACCTTCCACATTGGACGGTGTTTGTACAAAATCAGATATTCTTTTAGCTAATCTTTCTTGGAAAATTCCAGATTCATAGTCTTTGTAGAATCTTTGGAATTGCAAGAAAAATTCAGCTTCTTCCTCTTCTAAGACAATCTTGTCTTCTGAGAGGATTGTTCCTTTTTTAATTTTTCTCATCTTATCACTTTTTGCTTTTTTTTTGAAATGATTTTTTTCACAGTTGGCGAATGTGAAATTTCAATCATTCTTATTTATACATTTACTTTTAAAGTATATAAATATTTCTACCTACTATGTGGAAAATAATATATAGTTGTATAGACAAATATAATATTAAATAAAAATAAAAAAAGGAAGTATGAGAATGTTTGAGTATGAAACAAAGGTTTCAATTGCAAGACCGAACTCCAAATCTGGAAGAACAACAATTCCTAAAGAAGTTATGAACTTCTTAGATTTAAAAATTGGAGATTATTTGTCTTGGAATGTTAAAATAAACGGTGAACAAGTTGTTGTTGAAGTAAACAAAAAAGAAGAATAACCATTCCTTTTTTAATTTTTTAGATAATATTAAATAATAGGTAATCAAAAAATAGTAATTGGTTACTTATTAAAATATTATCACTTTTTGCGTATACTATTTTTTTGTAACCAGTCTCAACGGAGATTGGTTAAAAATGTTGGCGCATGATTTTAACTAATCATAAGCCGTTGAGACCTTATTTTTAATTTAACCTATTTTTTATTTTAATAGCTATTTTTTTATCCATACAATTTCCTCCTAAAAAATATTTAAATGTAAAAAGAAAAGATGAACTCTTTTTTCAACTTTTATATAATTAATTATTTTTATTTTGAGTATAAATATTTATCTATTCAATGAATAAACTTTTAAATAGCTGAATGTTCAATAATTAAGTTAATATATTGGTTGGTTGTATAGGGGCAGAATTGGAAATACATGGGATTTATTTTTTCATGTTTAACATGTAGTTTAAAATATTAAATGTCTGTTCAAATATTCAAAAAGAAAAAAATAAATAATTCTGAAAACAAAATATATTCTACCTAAAAACAGAAAAATTTTTGTATAGATTTCTTTAGATAAAGAAACTTTGCAATCTTTTTTTTATTTTTTTTTAGGGGAGGTAAATAAGTATGGATAAAAAATTAAAATGTTTAATAGGTATTATCGTCGTTGTAATAATACTCATGATTGTTGCAGTAGCAACATCAGACGGAAACAGCAACAATGGTAATAATGAAGGAACACAGATAAAAGTCATCTATGACGGTTCATGGAGTGGGGCATTAAGCACTGGAGATGGAAGCAGTAAAACTATCGAAGGTACTGGTAATGAAACCATCAATGTAACAAATAATACTATGGATATGGTTTCTGCAAATGCTCAGAAGATGGACGGAGGTTCAGGTGAGCTTAAGATACAGTTACTTAAAAATGGTGAAGTTAAAAAAGAATCCAGTACAACAGCCCAATATGGTATAGCTGATGTAACTGCATAAAAAAAAAGGAAAACTTCAACATTTTTTTCTTTTTTTTCTTCTATTTTTTAAAATAATCATTCAAGAAATCTTCTACTGCTTTCTGTGCCTCCTCATGAATATTTTCTTTAATTTTCTTATTCTCTAATTCTAATTCATGAACATTATCTTTTAATTCATCAAGATTACTATGTAACATGCTATTCTCTTCACTTAATGTTATGTTTTCATATTTTTCATTATGTATTGTTACATGCTGCATATTATCCATGTAGATCTCTTTCAAAATCATGGGATTTTCATAGAAGTATGATTCACGGACATTACTTTTTCCTCTCCCTTGAAGTGCATCTACATAATCCATACCGATATAGTCCTTTAAATGGCTTGCATGATATTTACGAAACATATGAGGACGGAGACGATTATAGTTTGGTCCTGCTTTACCTAATTGTAATGTTTGATTAATCTGTTTATATGTTCTGTATACTGTTTTTTTCTGAATATCGAATAATTTGTCATAAGAGTTCATGACTTCTCTTTTTATAAGGTAATCTAAAATAGCTGTATTTGCCTCTGGTGTTGTGAATGTATAGAAATATTTGTTAGTTTTCTGCCTCCTTAATTTCCATGTACCAACAATGACATTATTAGTGTTATTCATTTCTTTTATTTGTTCTTTAATCGTGGAATATTTATTATGATAATCTTTTGTAGCATCTAGAAAATCTTGCACTGTGAGGTTGAGTACATCTACTATTGTAAGTCCTGAGCTTACGATCATCAGTGTTAATGATTTCATACCAATATTCATGTAACTTAATGCTTTGCTTATTTCATCTTTAGTTGGTATGTCATCATAGCTTATGACTTCGTAGTTGTTGTTTAGTCTTACTGGTATTTGGTTTATTTCTACCTCATATGCACGGTATACTGCACAGACGGTAGTGTAATATTTTTTAGCTGTTCCTTTACGATATTTGCTATTCAGATATTCTTTATATTGGATTAGGTATTTTCTTAATTTTCTGTTTCTCCAGCTAATGTTGGATTCTTCTTCAAAAATAGCTTCTTTTATTAAATCTTTTATGTTTCTACCGATTAGTTCAGTATAGGTTTCTACTGATGTATGGTAGTTTTTTATTGTGTTTGGTCTGAGGTTTTTCATTTTAATTATTTCTTCTATAACCTCATTATTCTCCTTACATTTCATAGTATATTCTGTCCCTTTAAATTTTTGTTCCCATTAAAAAAAAGTTATAGTCTTATTTAACAATATAATTATATTAAGACTATTAAAATTAGATTTTCATAGAGAGTGTATGAAAACTAATGGAAATTGTATAAAAAAATGGAGGAACTAGGGACATTTTTGTCTGGGGTTCGCTCGGAACTACTAACTTTTTTGTCCCTATTCCCTTTTTTTCTGCAATTTTTATTTATTTTCTCAACATATTATTAAAGTTTTTTAAAAATTTAATTGGGACGGATAATTTAAATTTTCTCTACTTTTTTAAATTGATTAAAATGTTCCAGTACCATATCTGAAAATTGCATACTCGTCTATTTTTGTAGCTTGAATATCATTTTTTAGTTGAGTAGAACCTATATCTTTCACATTATTATCTCCATAATAGTTTTGGAAGATAAGCTTAGATTCATTGTTTGCTTCCTGTATTCTTTTCTTCATTTCAAGCATAGTGTTATCTGAATAATTATAGTTGTACTTATATGCCATTGCTAATGGTGTAGCTTTCCAATTAGCTATATCTTGATGATAGTAGCTTTTCAATGCCAATGGATTTTCAAACATACAAGTAGCATAGACTTCTTTTCCTTTTAGATAATTCACTACCTTATTTGTGTTATCAGTTATTCTTTTCATTTTATCATCATTATGATTACTTGAGTTATATCTGTTGTAATCCAAGCATACCCCATCTATGAATGATTTTTTACCATAATTTATTATCCTGTTGATTCTTTCATCTGCAACTTTTGAAGTTTGATCTACCATCTTGCCATTATAATAAGTAGTATAGTAAATTATAAGTTTTGCTCCTATATTATGACATTTATCTGAAAATTTTTTAATATAATCTTCTTTATAATCTTCAAAGACCATATGTGATAGGAATATCTTGTTATATCCTTTATTTTTGAGTTCTGTGAATGATATTTTATTTGAGTCTGATGACTTTATGAATAATCCTTTCATTTTAATTTTAATGGCATTGTTATTTGTTTTAGTAGTTGTGTTGGTGGTTTTGTTTTCTTGTTTTGTTATTATACATACTGATTGTTGACTTATCTCCGAGGTTACTGTCTTCATATAATCTGATGTTCTCTTGATTAATTCAGGACCACTTAAACTATAAATTTCATAGACATATCCTTTTTTTGGATTTACACATGCAAGGGTTGTATAATGTCCTCCTTTATCATTCCAATTGTTTATGTTATGCCACATCACATGAAGTATTAATGCACGATTTGGATCTGCAACAATTTCAGCTAATTCTTGTAATGTCATTGAAGAGTAATTTTTCCATTGGATACTGATTTTTTTGTTATATTTATTTGCTAATTTCTGTAAGGCAGTATTTATTCCATTGTGGCTTGTACCATTTGTGGTTGTTTCTGCATACTTGCTTACTTCTGTTTGTGATTCATCAGTTCCAAAGAGTTCATACCATACCTGAGTAATAGTTACTGGTGCACAGAAATAATTATTTATTTGTTTGAGGCTTGTTCCTGTTAAGTATCTTGGGTTCCAGTATTCGCCTTTATCATTACATTTGATTTCCTGTTTTTTCTTTTCAATTACTACTGTATTTTTTACTGTTGAAGGATTGTATTCTTCATCCCCTTCAAAATTTGATATTAAGGTGTATGTTCCTTCTGCTAATTTTAGTGGTATTGTGTATGTTCCATCAAGATTTTTATTATAGAAGTAAGTTTTGTTATTTATTTTTACTGAAATTGTCTTATTAAGTATTGTTTCGTTATTGTTTTTGTTTAATAACTTGATTTTGTAATTATATTGATTTCCCTCTGTAAGTGTTATGTTTTCACCTACCAGATATGTATCAACTAACACCTTTTTTGATGTTTCAACTTCCATTTGGGAGTCAGACTCATCAATTTTTTCTTCTTGATATATTTTTATAATATTTTCACTCTTAATTCCAGTTTGAGTTTCATTATCTGAAATTTCATCATTATTTCCTGTGAAAATTTTCCTTAAAATTTCCAAAATAACCTTAATTAAATCATTCATTTTACCACCTAAAAAAAAATAATAAAAAATATTTTTTATTTAACAATCAATTTTGCCTCTTTGCTTGAAGCAGCATTTTCTATATCCCCACCAAAGTTGAATTTTATTGTGTATTCCCCTTTGGCAAGATTTATTTTTAAGCTAAAATCTCCGTTACCGTCTGTTTTCTTACTGTATGCTTTGGTGAAACCTTTATCTGTTGAAGTTGTTGTTGTGGTATTTGGAACTTTCTTTGATGTGGTTGTTTTGGTTATTTTCACCATTTTACCATTTTTAAGTTTGTTAGCTTCTGATTCACTACTACGAACTGGACCGGAAACACGTGTAAGTTTATAGTTACTCCAGCTATAATGTTCATTTCCACCAACAACCCCATAATCTGCGTCACAATGTTTGCAGAAGATGTGACCTTCAACAGACCCTCCTTCACTGTTTCCACGGCAACTTGAATATCCATAATTGGTGTTTTTTCCAGCCCACCAAATGTCCCATACAAGACTTGCATGTCCACAATGAGGGCAACGATTCTTGAAAACACTTTTCCAGTATGTATAAGCCCATCTTGAAGATTCAGCAGCGGTTGAAGGTTTTCCTATTGCCATAATAGTTTTTTTATCACTACTTACACCACATTTACTGTAAGAATATTCTACTTTCTGAGTAGTGTTTGAAACTGTCTTGTATGATGTTTTAGATGATGTTAATGTTGATGAATCTTTTATAACTGTTATAGAACAATATTTACTGGTTAATGGTCCATCTGCATTTTTAAGTTTTGCAGTAACATACTGCCCTTTTTTAATTGTATATGTTGATTTGGCTTCTATTGTTGTTGCGACTTGATTTATTCTTGTTCCAATGTCAGCATTGCCTAATGTAATCTTCGTTTCTCCTGGCATTTGAGGATTTTTAACTATTTTCAGTACTTGTGCACGGATTAATTTCTCATAATCGGGTATTTTCACATATACACGGTCATAGATACTGAAACTGTTATTATTTTCTGTAACTTGTTCAATATCCTTTAATTCAACATCAAGATTGATTTCAGGATACCTTTTATCAATCAAGGTATTTGCACATCTATTATAGATCACGTACGGGTTTGTTTCTGAAGTTTGTATAGTGCCTATCTTAGGTGTTGAAACCTTTGTCGTTGCATCTGGATGTGAATATATTTCCTGATATTCCACACCCGTGTCCACATCATCTTTGATATAGAGTGTTCCTGCAGTTTTGCTGAATGGTGCAGCCCAATATGCCGTTGTTATTTCTGATTCAGTAGTGTTACCGTTTGAGTCAGTTGAGGTCTGTTTTTCTATTATCATAGGTATGCTTTGACCTTTAGTTACTGCAAGTTTGCTCCAGTTGTCAATTATGCCTTGTAAATCTGTACGTGTTATTTCTGCAGCTACACTACCACCACTACTATTTGTGTTACTGTTTAAACTGAATTCTGGAGCAATAGCACGATAAGTGTCTGATTCATCGATTTCATATTCAATATTTTCAGCATTAAAACTTAGATCTATAACTGTATCATGTTCTTCACCAACGTTTGAGGGTTGTAGGAAATCAAGATAACGATGTATTAAGTTTTTCTCGGGGTCTTTCACATATCTTGTTTGGAATACATTACTAGTTTCTTCCTCAATGTATCTTAGAAGTTCTAGTTTGGTCATTGTACCGTTTAATGCTACGCTTCCACGACTTCCAAGTGCTGATTCTACTGTACCTATATTGAAATAGCTGCCGAATTGTTCTTCAAGTAATGTTCTGTTAATGGTTTTGGTTTCAGCTGAATATTGTTTGAATAATTCAACATAATTTAGTTCAACAAGCACCTCTTCCAATTCTATTTCTATGTGGTTTTTGTCCCAATAATCATATTTTGTACTGTTTGAGATTACATAAAGGCAAGGATCTAAACCGTTTGTACCTGGAATCCACATCTTGTTACCTATTTTGAATAGTTTTCTTGTTTTGTTTATATCTTCATCATCAAGTGGATAAGTGATAGTGAGAGTCTGTAATTCTCCAACTTCACTTGTCTGTTCAATTTCAAGATTTTCAGAATCAAGATATTCCAATGGATTTTCGTCTTGATCTAGAACAATTACTGTAAAACCCATAACTACCACCTTTCAAAGAATCTAACAGACTGAATATTAGCTGTATTATTGCAACTGAAGTTATATTCACCATAAACAATGAACCAATCGGAATTAAAGTCCACTTCATCTGTAATATCCGTGTTAATATATTCACCAGTTACATCGCTACTTTCAGTTAGTTTGTAGACTTTTCTATTTGCACAATCAATCCTTAGCAGTTGTCCTGAGAGGTCTTCACCATGGATTATGAATTTTTGTTGTGAATTTTCCTCTGTAATTGAGATTTCATCATCATTAGCAAGAATATATAGTTCTGGGTTTATTTTTGCTATACTGCTATTTACTCCACACGCATTGGTTATTGTCATGTTTTTATTGTAGCTTGTTCCTGCAGGTACGATTAATTCTATTTTTCCTTCATACTCGGCAAATTCTACATCGGCATCTATAGCATCTTCCATTAAGAAGTACCATACACGGTCTGGATAGTTACTGAATTCAATACTGTTTAGTATTGGTTTATTGAATTTGTCCCTTTCATTAGAAAACAAACGACCTATTCTTTCCATGAACTTTGATGTTTCGGTTAAATCACAACCACCAACAATGAATTTTATTGTGATTTTCTTTTTTTGGATGTTGGATCTATATGCTAATGTTGAATCTGTACCATCAACATTAAGATATTTCACCTCGTTTTCAGTACCAGCTGGTACTGTTACAGATTCAAGGAACATATTGTAATAACGAAGGTCTTTTCCATTGACATATGCTTTTACAACTGAATCAGCAACTTCGATATAATGGAATGTTACATGGAGATTGTTAATTTCAATGTGTGCATCATGGTTAAAAGGATTACTGAGATTGATTTCTAATTCTACGTTTTCTAGGTTGTCTTCTAAGAAATCTTCAAAATCTAATCCCCAAAGGTCGAATTCTCCACCTAAACTTGCAGAACCTGTTGTTTCATTGATGTTAATACTTCTCTGACCAGTCTTGTCATTTGTAATTAGTTTCATTAGTAATGAGAATTCTGAATCACAGATTATATCAAAATCAACAGTTACACCTTGAACTACTGTGTTTTCATTAACAATCAAACCAGACATATCCATTTTGTAGGCACGGATATTGTTTGTTATTTTCTGAGTTTTTAACTCCGTAATACAGTATTCTTCAACGGAAGCCAACTTTTTTAGTGGATATGGAAATAGTCCTGGTTCTTCCAGGTTTTCCATGAATTGCTTCTCCATCACTACAGGGTGAGTATATTGTAGTTTTACGGCTCTTGCATTTGCTTCAATATATTCTCCAGTGATGAAAATAATGACAGGGTAACCTTTGCAGTAATCAAATGTTAAGGATATTTCTTCTTCACTGTTAGCTTCACTTACAGGTTCACTCCACCGTGAATTTGAAAGATAATCTATAGAGGTATAGTTTTCATTTTCCATTGCGTTAAAAACACCTACACGGTAATTATAATCGTAAGGGTCAAATAGACTAAGATTTTCTTCATCAATTATAATTTTCATTATGCTTGTAATTGTATAGGTTTTACCATCACCTAGACGGTCTAATTCCTCTTCATTAAGTCTTATACAAGCATAATAAGGAATTGTAAGATTTGAAGGTTTAATTTTAACTTGATAATTAACAGTTTTACCATTAAAAATAGTGCTAAATGATTGTAGACCTGCAGTTGAACATGAAACTGTAAAACTAATGAAATTATTTGTTTGTTCTGTAAAATTTGTTGAAAATGTGAATGAATTATTAACACCTACAGGTATCACAACATCTTCAGATTCCACATCAAGTATAGTAAATGTTTCTGGAAAATTTACGGTTACATCGTTAGCAGGTAATCCTATTTCATTTGCAGTAATATCAAAGTTAATCTGGAATTCTTCTTTTTCTTCATGAATAGCTATATAATCACATGTTAACTTTGCATTATTTTCAAGTATTGTTAAATGTATTTTTGTTGAAGCAAGAGATCCTGTTTCTTGAAAAGTTATAAGTTTTGAGCCAGTACTTGTTGATTTCACGTTAAAAGTTACATTTATGCTTTTGGAATTATTGAAGTTTCCAGTCCACACTACTTTTTGTCCTGTTTGTGTAAATGTTCCTACACCGTCAGTTTTTCCAGTGAATGTTATTCCTGTTGGTAATGTGAATTCTACCTTGGAGGTATAGGACGATATACTGCCATTTTTACTTGAAACAGTTAAAAGTAGACTTGTTTCTTCATTAACATATACTTCTTCCTCAGTAGAAGAAACATTAATGTATACTTCCTGTGTTTCATATGTAATCTGTATAAAAACATTCTGTAATGCTATTCTACAAACATTACTACTTGTATTTGCAGGATAGTTAATTTTCACACCAAAATTGGCATTATTAATCATACTTGATGTGAATTGACCTGTAAAATCAGTAACAAAGCTTTTACTTTTATTTGTATCGAAAGGTAAACTATAACCTTTTTTTGAATATTTTGTGTTTAAAAGTGATATTGTTGGTGCAGGGAAACTACCATATGCACCTCCGTATTTTACTCTCCAATGTGAATAGCCAACACGTATCCTTGTAATTCTTGCACCCTCAGGTATGTTGAATCCGAAGTTTTTAAGACTAATTGTTGAAGGACGATTCCATGTACCAGCTTTACTACCAATCAAAGTATTGTTGTTATTGTTTGATAAAGCGCCACAGTATATGGTAGAACCGCTTTTTTTGAGATTATCTGTCTGATTCCATTTTCGATAGTATTTTGTGCTGGAGTATTTTCCTTCGGTTTGACTTATACTTCCTGCATATCCTGTTACAGTAACCATGCTATACATCTCCCTGTTTAGGAATATAATAAACAATCATTTTTAAGCCCATGATGTAGAAAGAACCGGTATTTCCTGTTGTGTTCTTTTTGTCTGTGAACAATGTGAAACTCATTTTATCGTTGATTTGTGTAGGTGTAGCTCCATTTAGGCTTGTTAAAGTGATTGTACTTGTTGTATAAGTATTTTTACCTCCCACAACACCCTTGCCTGTTAGATTAGATGAACCTACATTATATATTGTAAAGTTTGCAGCTGGAATATTAATACAAGCACTCACACTACTTTTAGTACCATTTTTCGCTTTCCATGAGACAACAATTTTAGTTACAGTAGCATCTTCGGGTATTGTGAATCCCCAAGACCCGTTATTTTTCTGTATTTTTGCAGGTGTTGGATAGGAACCGTTGCTACCTGTAATATCATTACAGACAAGTGTATCAGAATCGCTTGTACAAGTTTTATCGTCCCATGCCCTTTTACCATCACTATCTGTTGCAGGTACACTTGTAATAGTGCCGGGATATTTTGTTTGTGAAAGAGGGTCTTTGATTTTGAATGTTGAATTTAGTGAAACTGGATTGTACTGTGAATCTCCATTGAAAACGTATTTTGCATAGGCGGTACAAGGATTCCAGTTCATATTTAGACTAGCTTTTCCTTCATCAGAGGTTGTTTTTGAATAATCTGAGAATGAAGAATTATTTGAAGAAACTGAAATTACCACATTTTTATTTGAAAGAGGTGTACCTGCACTATCAGTTAAGAAACATACAGTTTCCCAACCAGTGTATAAATCTCCAGTAAGTAAGGAGATTTTAGGAGTATCTTTAATTATAGTAATAGATGATTCATTACTAGTAGAACTTAGATAATTGTCTGTTTCGTTAAAAACGGCATAATAGGTATGTTCTCCAATAGTACTGTTCTGATATGTTAATGAGGCAACACCATTACTTAGTGCTACAGTACCTATGATGTTATCGTCTTCATAGAATACCACATCACCAGTAACTATTGATTCATCACTTGCTATGACTGTAGCAACAAGTGAATAGTCTTCAACAAAACTAATTTCATTACTACTAGCATTCAAGGAAAGATTGGTGGAAGTTGTGAGTTTACCACATTTCACGGTATTAGTAATACTTGTTGATTGATAGAAATTATCTTCAACATTTGAAATATTTACTGTAAGGTCTTCTGTTGAAGGGAAAACATAATCCATACTATATTCTCCACTTTCATCTGTAACACCAGTATATTCAACACCATTTATATTAATCTGTAATTGTATTCCTTCCAATCTTACACTATGCTTATCAGTTACAACAACAGTTAAAGAGACAGTATCTCCTTGCTTATATTGTTGTATAGGGTACTGTAAAATAATTGAAGGTTTACTGAGATTTATAGTAGTTTCAAAGCTACTAGATTCTGAAGCAAGATACTGTGCCGTCTTGCTAAATTTTGCTTGAAAATTAACATTGTCACTAACAGTTTTCAAGTCATGCGCATTGACAGTATAAGTAGCTACACCATCGTTTTCAGTAATACCTGAACCCAATAATGTACCGTTGTTGTAGAAATCAACTGTTTCACCAACTACCCCCTCTGAAGTGTATTCATTTACAAGAGAGGCATAGATATTTATTGTATCTGCTGAATCAATCACCGTTGGTTGAACCGTTAAACCTAGACTGGTATTATAATAAACAAAAATATGAACACTGGTACTTGTAGCATCATATTCCAACTCATCATAGGTTTTAACAACAATTGTATGATCTCCACTTAAATCTGTATTGTAAGTGCAAGAACATGTACCTTCAACAGTTTCACTGGAACCTATCAGTACATCATTTTCATAGAAATAGACATCAACACCAGTAATAGGCTCATTATTTGTATCTTTTAATGTTGCAACCAGTTCCATGTCAGTAGAAGGCATTACACTCCATTTATAAGTACCTTCTTCTTGTGTGTTGTCTATTGTGAGTAATGCTGTTTCACCTTTTAATTTTATTTCAAAAACTGGAAAATTAATATTATCATAATTTAAAGTAGTATCGGTGAGAGTAGGAGTACAATTACTCCCACTCATCTCTTCTACACTACTTATTGTATTCATTATATTACCTATCCCTCTTGTATCATCAGGATAGACCGTATATTTTTTCATGATATGCCTCGACTACGATTTTGTCTTCTTTCAATCTTTGTCTTTGCTTTTGCATCTGCAACCTGGAAACGGATATTGTTTGCAAGATTCTTAATCCAACCATCACTGTTGGTGGTTTCTTGAATCATTTGAACAATAGCTGCTTCATCAACATTTTCAGGAAGGTTTTCAAATTCATGTTTTACAGTGATTTCGCCACCTAATATGAATTCACCATTTGAACCGTTATCTTCTGTTTCTGATTCTGTGAATCCACTGCTACGAGCCACGGTTTGACGACCAACATGTTTAGGTGCAGGACCACTACCATAACCAGTTACAGCAGAAGAAACCCAAGTACCTCTTTGTTGCATTGCAGTTGTATCCATGATTTGCCCATTAATCCGGGTACAGAAATGACCTTCACCATCCCAATAACAATGAACCTTTTCACCTGAGAAACCACAAGTATTAGCCAATGCCAATAGTGCATCTGCTCCATCACTACAATTACATTTACCTGCAGCTATTGCATTTTGCCAAGACCCATACTTTTCAGAATCACTATAATGATCATAATGAACTGTACGGAATATTGCTTGTGCCATTTGTTTGAAACTATCAAAGCTAATGTTTGGTGTGCCTGTTGCAAAATCACGGACTTTGAATGCAAGCCCCGTATCAACGTTTCCGGCACCTGTATGTATGCTTGGTCCTTTCATACTCCAAGTATTCACAGTATCCTTAATTTTTCGTACATTTGGATATACTGTGTTTTCCCAAGGACCAGCACCACTTCTACTGTTAGTTGGTAAGCAATCTGGACTTACCACGCCACCGCGTATAAGTTCTGTAGTGTTTATTCTTCCATTGTTAGCATTATATTCAATGATTCCAGGGGTTATGCAGGGTATGGTTTGAGCTTGAACAGTACTAATATATTCAGGTATATGTTTTTCACGACGAATACTTGAAGCCAATATTCTGCTCATTACACTCATTCCACTACTAGAACCTCCACTACTTGCTCTACCAACTACACGGTTTCTTTGCATCATACCAGAATTAGATGGTCCTGCACCCCAAAGGTTAGGATTTTGAAGTTTTCGATAAAAACCACCAATGGTAGCACCTAATTGATTGAAATAGCTACTTGATTCTTTCTTAATATTTTTCGCAGCTGAAACAATGCTGTTTTTCATACTATTCCAGGCTTTAACCATTTCTTTTGTTATTCTGGTAGTGCTGTTCTGCATTTTACTAAGGTTTTCACGTGTAATGTTATATGCTTGATTTAAACCATTTCTAGTATAATTCAAGATATTTAAAAGGCTAGTATTGATATGATTAGTCATCATATTCATTTGAGCCATTTCATTTGCACGGATATTAGTAAATGCTTGAGTGTTCATTAGTTGTAATTGTGAGAGGTCAATTCCGGCTAATGATTTCATTTGATTATATTTGTCATTAACATTTGCAACCATGGAATTTAGTGTGTTGTTTTGATTATCCACTTCTTCTTGTGAATCTTCATCATTATTATTGGAAGTATCAGTATTGGTTTGTACATTTGCAGTTAATGTTTGTTCGGGTAATTTGAAATCACTATAAGAAGATACTAAGCCTTCTCCAACCGCCGCACCGACATTTTCAGCTTTGCTTGTAAGATTTGCAACATTATCCAAGGTGTTTTCAAACTCGGCAGTTACCTTGTTCTGAATAATACCCGGTGAATGTATACCCATTGCATTTAACATTCCATTTACAATGTTCCTACCTACTTGCCTTGCCTTATTAACCAAGTCGCTACCTGCTGAAAGAATTCTAGATCCAATGTTAATAAATTCTTGATATACTCTTCCAGGTAACTGGCTGATGTGTGAAATTACAGCACTAACGACTTGTGAAGCTTTACTTCTAGCATTTGATACCCATTGACTAGCACCATTTGCAATTCTTGTTGCAGTATTTACAATGAAACCGTAGACTCTACCAGGTAATCTACTAATAAATGATACAACTGCTGAGACCATTGCAGAAGCCTTTGCTCTTGCATTTGCTACCCATTGAGCCATACCAGTAATGATTCTTGTTACAGTTTGAAGAATATAATTTCCAACACGGAATGGAATCTGACTAATCCATGAAATGATACCTAATACTACATTCATTGCTCCTTGAACTGCAATAGTTAATATTTGAAGAACGAAATTTGCAACAGTTGTAAGGATAGTGGTCAAAATGTTAACATAGCCATCTAGTAGTGCTTGACCTACACCAAGAAGCAAATCTTGCAAGCTTATTTGCCCTTCTGCAAATTGTGTGAATAAATCAATTATTTGCATGATTGTATCAGCTACAATAGTTAAAATTTCAACCAGGAACTGGAATGCTTCACTTTCAGTAATAGCTTCAAATATCTGCATTAATAATTCACCGAAACTTTGTATTGCTGGAACAAGATTACTCATTAACCATTCTCCTAGTCCCTGCATAGCAGCAAATAATCCATCTATTGCATCATGAACTTGCTCATTATTATAGTACAGGTATACAAGTATTGCGATTAATGCTGCAATAGCAATAACCACAATCATTATAGGATTTGCATCCATTACGAGATTTAATGCTGCCTGTGATTGAGCTACAAGCCAATTTTTAGCAGCCAATGCAGTATCTTTTGCAGCAAGTAATGCTGAAGCAAAGGCATTACCCTCTTCAGCCAAAGTTGCAAGTGTTGTTGCTCCTCTCATCAAATCAATAGCTGTTCTTGCAGCACCGAAACCATCTTTTATTAATCCACAAGCATCTCTTGCAGTTTCACCTATTGTTCTTATTGAGGTAATAGAATCGCTGATTGGTTTTGCAAAATCATTAATGTAAGGTGCTACAGTAGCAAATCCTGCAAGTGCTCCACCTGCAGCAATAATACCTTTTGTTAAACCAGGCATTTCATCGTTCAATCTTATGAATTCATCACAAGCTTTTTTGATGTAAGGTGTTACCTGGTCTCCCATTTGTCTACCTGCAGTTCTGAATATTTTCTGAACTCTTGCAATAGAACCGCTTGTAGTGTCCATTACACCACCAAGATCACCAAGCCCAGATAAACATTTTTCAAGTGCATGGGTATATCCTTCAACATCTGATGCTTCACCAGACCAGCCCATCTGTTTCATTTTGTCCTTGGTAATACCGAAGTTTTCTTTTAGTATCTGGAAATCACCGTTAAGACCACTGAATGCTTCTCCCATTTGATAGGTAGCTGTTTGAGTATCATTACCCATGAGCATTGAAGCTTCACCAAGTTTCATGACCACGTCTTTTGTTCCTGATAATTGTTCATTGCTCATTGAAGTGGAAAGTTTGATTTTGTTCATTGCATTTACCATCTGGTCCATTGAAACCACAGACGAATTTGTCATGGTATCGATAGATCCAAGTAGTGCATCACTTGCAGTTTTTGAACCCATAATAGCAGTATTCAAACTACTCATTTTCTCTCTTGAAAGTGAAAGTCCCACCGTAAGATCTTTTACTGAGTTCACTCCAAGTGCACCGATTGCTGATGCTATCATTCCCCCCATGGTCTGGAATGATGTACCTACCGCTGATACTTTACTTTTTACTGAGTCTAATGCTGAGCCTAATTTTGTTCTGATTGAAGAGGCTACTGTTGAAACCTTTGCACGTACAGTATCCCATGTTGAAACAAGACTTGTAGAAATAGCTGTACGAAGAACCATTATCTTACCACGAGTTGAGGTAATGTCTACTCCCATTTCAGTTATTTTAATATTAGCTCTTTGTATATCAGATAATAGCTCTGGGTTCAATTTGATTTGTTGGAATTGTTGTGAGGCTCTGACTGCACCTCCTCCAGCTACACCTATTTTCTGTGCCAGTGATTGCATTCTTTGTTCGTGAGTTTTAAGGCTCATTAATGCTTGTTTTTCGGCATTGGACATGTTGAGGAATGCAGTTCTACCCACCATGCCGGTTTCTTTTATGGTGTTTTTTGATTTTTCAAGTGGATTTCTTATTTTATCAACTGATTCTTGAAACTGTTTTGAGGATTGAGTGCTTTTGTCGAAGGATTGTTTAGAGGAGCTACCGAAATCATCTACTTGTTTTTTCACTTTTTGAACTGTTTGTGAGATTTGGTCTTCTGCTTTTAGTATTACATTTATTATATGTTGTGAGACCATATTTTAACCTCTAAAAAAAATAAAATTAATTAAAAAAAAAGTTTTTTGAATAAAGTTTATTCTACTTTATTCATTTGTTCATATAGTTCAAGTCTTCCTTTCACAAGAAAAACCATTTGAATTATTGTTAAATCTGATTGATTATCTCTTAAATGGTAGCCACAATAATCCAACCAGATTATGCTTTTAGCTTCCTCAGTTTTGAGGAAACTCTTCTACATCACTTTCAAGTTCGGCATTGTTTAATCCGGAAATTTCTTGAACTTTAGAGTAGATTTCTTCTATAACATTTGAAGGAGCTTTCAAAAGTTCTTCTTCTGTGATGAGTTCTTTTTCTTCAGCATATTTTGAATTATCAAGTGAATATGCTACTGCCTTGATTTTTGCTTGATTTTGAGCTTGAGTAGTCTTCAATACTGAAAGTTTACCTTTACTTTCGAGTTGTGATCTAATGTTCCTTGCCCTATTTCTTGAATTATTTGATTTTTCATTTGTTTCAAAAGTACCAATAGCTGCAGCTTCAATCTCAGAAATTTCATTAATTTCTTTCTGTGATAAAGGTCTAAGCCATACTTCCCCATTTAGTGATTTTATCATGTATTTTTCTTCTTTGCTTGTTCCATCAACGATGTCTGAAATTCTTATTATTTTAGCCATTTTAAACCTACACCTCTGATTTATTCTTCTTGTTCAACTGTTATTGTGAAATTTTCAGTTGTTTCATTTACACTTACAAGACCACCAGATAATACCTTATAGCCTTCAACACTTGCACTGTATCTACCATACTCTACTGATGCAAATGTTACTGTTCCATCTGAACCAGTTGCAGAAGGGTCAATACTGATAGTTTTATCATCTCTTGATTTCAAGGTTACATTAACACTTGAAACTGGGCTTTTATCTGCTTTTTGAACTTTTACGGTTACATTTGAAGTTCCATCTGCACTAGCAGCTATTTCCGGTTGATTGTTAATTAATTTAACATACATATCAGTCATTACACTAGTTCCATCTGCAAGTTTAGCTTTTCCAGTGCCCATAGTCTGTAAATTGAATGTCACTTCAATTTCATCAGATTCACTTGCTTCATACTCAACTGAGAATAGGCATTCTGGGAAATAAATTTCAAGTATATCTGCACGGTTTTCACATACATTAGCTATTACCTTAATAGGTATCTTATAGACCTTACACTCTGAAGGTGAAGTACCTGCTTCACCATATTCAGCTTTCTGTATCAATTCAAGTGTTTCTTTTTCAAGGGTTGAAGTCATAGAGATAGTAATTTCTCTTTGTTGAGCTGCAGCCTTTCTCTGAGGCATACGGCTACCAAGACCAATAGTTGCATCTTGATTGAGGTTGTTTTTACCCTCAAAACTGAAACTTGAAACAATGCCTGGAGGAACATCGTCATCCAATTCCAAGCTCACATCATAGAACATTAAAGGAATATCGCCTTCAACTCTTGTTTGTTCAAAAGTGTTAGCATCGATTTCCTCCATGGTTTCGTCTTTGTAGATCCAGTCTGCAGCCATGGTCATAAACTCATCGGAAACCTCTAATTTCAAACCATCGAGTAATGCTCCTACAATGGTTTTTTCGGCTACATCGAAGGTTTCCCAAAGGGTAAAACTATTTAATGAGGTGGATTCTCCACCATAGAATTCGTGTGTGTTGGTTTTTGTTCCACTTGTAAATTTATAATTATCAAGGAAAGCCTTAAAGTAATGTCCAATCCTCTTAAGGTCGACATCTGATTCAAAGCTTGAGGTTGGTTTGATTGCTCCAGCTCTTGCTCTTTTAATCATACGGCTTCCACCAGTTTTTGTAACTGGCTCAGCATTAAGACTGGCACTTATTTTTGTGCCTTGTTGATGCCAATCTGGACTAATAGCTGGTTTTCCATATTCGCTTTCCTCTTTTATACCGAGTACTCTAAGTCCCATCTTATATCACCAAAAATATTTTTATTTTAAATTTTTAATTTTTCAATTTTTTTCATTATCTTCTCTATAAATCACAGAATCTCTTTGCACGGAATTTGAAATCATAAACAATCATAGACATTGAAACTGAGTTAGCTGCACCTTGAGGGTCTTCACCTGTAGTTGTAAGAGATTGAAGATTCATATTATCAAAAAGTCTACCAGTACTTGCGGAGTCATTATCAAGGAGTGTTAATCTCCAATATTTTTGTAATGTTTTTCCAATCCGTAATGCAAGGTCTCTGCTTTGTCTTTGACCTAACACTGGGTCTTCACTATCATAATCTATCGCATAAAATTCATAACGAGCCACATACATTTCTGACTGATTTCCTACCCCAACTGATTCACGGTACACACCATTTTCCACAACCCATATTGAAGGATAATCTGCACCGTGTAGCTGTTTATCTCCAAGATAAACTTCCACTACATCTTCTAATAAACCTTCAGTAGAGCGTTCTTTCTCAAGCATTTCAAGAATAGCTGATGGTACACGAGTTAGTGCTTTATCAAAAGTTGGTCTATTTGTCATGTTTAACCCCCATAATTTTCTTGTAAAGCTCTTGCAAACATCTCATCAAGACGTTTTTTAGTGTTCTTAATGGACTTTTCAACGAACCTACGAGGTTTTATACCGCGAACATACTTAGCAAAAATTGTTTCACCATGTATCTTAAAGACCAGAACGGAAGCCTTGCGAGGTCTAATCACATCTCCACGCTCACCATAGATACCAGTACCATTGTTTACCCATTCTGAATAACGAACATCAGAATACACAGTCCGTTCAAGTTCACCCTTTTCTTCAATAAACCATGAAGCATACAGGAATTTAGTTTCACCTTTGGGACTGTTCAATGTTAATTCACGTCTTAGCTCTTCACTTGAATTTGTAAGAGTGCTTCTTATGACATTATGTGTAATGTATGATGGATCTACACCAGTTTTTTCAAGTTCAACTGTAAATCTTACCATCATTAATCATCTCCATAGACTGCAAAGAAATCAATAGTTGAGCTATTTACCTTTGAAACTTGATATTCTTCAAGCATTTCCTTAATGTCATCTGTAAGGAAATCTACTGAGAGGAAATCTACATTCCAATTATCATGTTTAATTATAGGTGTATCTCTTCTAGTCTGAGCAAAAGCTATAAGATTAGAAACCATAAGACTTGTAGCAAGCCTTACAGTTCCTGGAGGTGAAGTGGTATCGGTCAAATCTTCAAATGTTCTATTACAATAACGGTCTACTGCATCAGAAGCTAGTTCAATCCATTTTTCAAGAAGAGTGTTAAAGTCTTCTTCAGGAGTATCAGAATTCTTAAACCAATGTTTAGGGGCTATACCTGTAAGGTCTACTACATCTTGTTTAGTACAATACACCATTACCACCCAACTTATTCGTTATTTTTCTTGGTGGATTTCCTTTTATCGGATTTGTTATCAAGCTCTTCCTTGATTAATGTGTATAATGCTTTAGTTGACTGTCTAGTAAGACCTGGTAAATCTTCCCAATTAGGTAACACGATAATCACCACATCTAGATTTTATGGGAAGCCTGAATTTTACTAACTTCATCAGCAGTCATAGAAGATACAACAGCAGCTTCACGGAAGTTGTATTCAACATCAGCACGGATTCTGAACCAGTACTTGGTGTTTTCTTTCGCTGGTTCTCTTTCAGGTTCAACTGTAATGTTCTTCCATACACCATAATTCATATTCCTTGGATCTTGAAGTGTACATTTAACATTACCTGCAGCAGTCCTTGCATCTTCAGCATCCAAAGTAGTACAATGTTGAATTGGAATACCTTTATAGCTTAATCCTGAGAATCCAGTTTGAGTAGAATCTCCAAGTTGAGTACCACGGGATTTAAGCAAGTTTCTGTAAGCGTCCTCTACTTCAAACGGTACATAGAACTTAAGATTATTCCTATTTCTGAATCTTGGTGGCATTGCAACAATCATTTTATCGAACATGTCCTCAACAGTACCAGTAGCCAAATCAAAAGAACCACTAGCACTATCCACACCTTTAGATTTAAGTTGATTACCAGCTATTTTTAACCAACCATCATTAGTACCAAGCAAACCATCAGAACTGAGACTAGTATCACCAAAAAGAGCCCAATATTCAAGGTCTTCACCGATTCTTTCACCCATCATAGAAAGAAGGGTCTGTTCGAATTGAGCTTGTTCGATATTGTCTTCTTTTTCATCATCTGTGATTTCACACATAGCTTTCAATTTCTTTACATCCAATTCGTTTGCACCGAAATCAACATCTGCAGCAGTAATGTTAGAGCCATCTGTTACACCAGCACTGTTGTAACCGTTTGTTAATACTCTACCATTAATACCTGTTCTGTTTAATTCCTTTTTGGGTCTGTTCATTAACTCGAATTTTGCATCGCTAAGGATTGTTTGAGGCAATGTAGCATACCTTAAGAATTGACCGAGCTGTTCAGGATTTAAAATAGCTTTGCCTGTAACCATGTCGGTGTACATTGCTTTGAAAGCTGATTTTTCGTTTTCATTTACAATCTGATTTAAAACTTGTGAATTATCCATAATAATCACCAACCATACTTATTTTTATTCTACTTTCATGTGAGTAGCACTACTTCTACCCATAATCTCATAGACAGTCTGAGTATCGGATTTTTTAGCAACATGTGTAACATCATGTTGATTTAAACCTTTACCTTTTTTCGCAACATCAGAACCGTTACCAGATTTCATTTGTTGAAGCTTTTTGATTTGAGCTTGAAGAGAAGCTATTTTTTTATCAATATCCTCATCAGATACAGTACCCTCATCTTCATTACCATTACTATTATTGTTGTTGGTGGTTTCCTCTTCATCTTCTGAATCAGCACCATCATCACTAGAAACAGCAGTGCCCTCTTCTTCTTTTTCTTTTTTCTGTTTCCTTTTACTAACTGCTTTCATAGCAGCAAGAAAATCCTCTCTAAATTCATCAAACTCTTCTTTAGTAACATACACATCTTCAGATTTCTCAGCAACCTCACCATCTTCAGTTGCATTATTCTCAAGACCAATGAAACTTCTTAATTGGTCTTTAAAAGTTTTATCATCCATATTTTTCACCTTATCACATTTACAAAATTTCGCTTTACGAAGGCAAGGCTTATTAACAAGACTTATAGTGAAACCCACAGGATCCTCATCAATAAAACTGTGTATAATATCACCTTGACTACGTTTCATACTAATCTTATCCGCACTCTTTCTCTTCAAAACAGTAGGACTATAACCGGTGAAATCACCATTCAAAGCCTGCCTGATAGTGGCAGGGTCTGTGATTTTTGTTGTAGCCATCCAAGTACCAGCAGGTACTGTGGTTTCCTCCCCATCAAAATATTTAATCTTCAATGGTTCATCAGTAATCCAAGATTTAACAGGAACACCTACTTTTTCTCCAGTCTGGAAATATTCATGTTCACGGTCCACAATCTGATAATTCTTGTAAGCTACAGCTATTTCACGGATTTCCTCAGGTGTAAAAGGTTTTTCACCACGACTAAAATCACAGTCTGCTTCTCCAGGAATCATTACAGGTGCAGTAAAAAATAGTTCATCAGTTTTTTTATCACTTTTCTGTGATATGTTTTCTAGTGATTCCATAATTATGATCACCAAAAATCAATTTTTTAAAATATAAAAAAAAGGTATACAAAAAATATTTAATATCCCAATATTTTTTTTTAAGTGTGAAATTAGGAAAAAAAGTAAAAAAAATAGAAAAAATATATTTTTTTTTAGGTTAATCCCTTTATTTTTTAGGAACGAGATAATATGCAAAAAAATAAAATTTTTTTAATAATTAAATAAGAGGTTTAAAATCATATGAACATGTGTGTCTTTTTTTCCTACTTCAACATATAAAAGTGGAAAATTAGAAAACAATAAAGAGAAAAAAATAGCTAAAAATACAGTGAAAAATAAAAATAAAAAAAATAGTAAAAAAATAGATTAATCAACCATACGTACAGCAATACCTTGATTATTATAAATATACCCTATTGGAGGCATATCTAACTCTGGGCGAATATAATCCCCAACAGTAGAATTTTCACCAGAGGAATAAATAAGCATTGAAGTAAAATATGAATCATTATCTTTGAATTGTCTATCTGAAGAGAATATATATCTTACATCTCCATCATCAAAGTATTCAGTCTCATAGGTTTTATATCCCCCTCTAACTTCAAGATTTAACAATTCTTCAGATAAATCAATATTTAAATTAAATCTTTCAAGTACTTCTTTAACAGTTTCCATAATAATCACAGAGAAGTTTATTAATTGTATATTGGTTTTTCTAAGATAAATATTTTATTACATACATTTTTTTAGTTATTTCTATGAAGTCTTTGTAAGCTCTTATTAAAAGTATAGTCTTCAACATAAATATCAAAATCTCTTAAGCCCCAATAATCTTTATTATCATTGTATAATTTTTTAAAGTCATTATACTCTTTTTTAGTAAATCTGGTTCTTAACATTGATCTATTCATATATTCTCCAAGTCTCATAACTTCATCTAATTTATCTAATCTTTCTTGTTCATTATTTGTTAATTTATCTTTTAAAGATAAATTTTTATATTCTTTCATTTGTTCGGGACTAGGTGTTACATCATTACTAATTGCCTTTGTAATTTTGTCATCAATTAAAGCTTCCCTAATGGTATACTGATTTTCCCTTTGTACAAAAGTTCTCTCAGCAGGATTATAATTTTTAAGTAAATCTACACAGAAGTCATATGTTTTTCTATGTGGAGGTAACCACTCGTCATAGGGGACAGTTTTATAATGATGTGGACTAAGTTCATATTGCATATTCGCTAAACTTTTATCTGGATTTTTATCAAATGCTGCTATAGACATAGTTTCAGCAAAATCTTCAGTAATCCCCCCATGATCATCTTCTCCATACCAGGAAGCTTTACGGATTTTATAACCTTTTTGTCTTTGAAAATTATTCTGATTAGTCCTTACTACATTAAATCTACTGTCTCTACGTGATAAACCTACCCAGTAACGATTTGGAGGTTTTCTTCCTGCTTCAAAAACTTCAACATATTGTCTTTTCATATATGAAAA